TGGTGTTTTACGTCCCTCATTGTAAACCAATAACTCCGCAAATTTCTTTTGTTGTTCTGATAATTGTTTGGGTAAACCCATATGGTAAGTATAAGTAAATTTACTTTTTATTACAAGTTTATTCTATGATCTCTTTTATTTTTAATCGGCCCATGTCTTCGTATAAAGATGCCGTGACCTCCTTACATTGCATGTATATACCATCTTGTTCCTCACCTATCTGTCTGGTGATAAGACGTTTCTGCTTAAGACAGTCGCTAAGCCCTTCAGTTGGAACCATCTCAACTGTCGAACCGTTCTGTATCATAAGTATTGCAAATACAACTTTAATGGTTTCCATTCTTTCGTTCCTCTAAGTCTATCAATCTTTCTTCATGAAATTGTATAACCATATCGTTTTTTAATATCATAGGTACCTCTGCTTCCATTTGTTCTTTTAACTTATCTACGCTCTCACCAAGATATTCCACGAGCATGTAGAGCTCCTGGACCTGTGGACTGACCATGCCGCCTTTGGGGACAGAATCAATAAAAACATTTGCAGCTTCTAAATCTTTATGTATCAGTCTTAGGTCTGACTCTATATTATTAAGTCGCTCCAAAACTCCAAAGCCGAACCAAGCACCCACAAGACAAGCACCAACAATAGATAAAAGGTTACGAACCGGCATCGAGATTGCGGTGTTTTCATCGACATCTAACCTCTTCATTACAATAACGGATTTGACATCTCTGCTTTAATTTCTTCTATCTTTGCATCAAGAAATTTAATAGCTGCATCGTTTATCTTAACATCTGCTTTGACTGCCTCGATTGCTTTGATAACATCTTCTATTTTTTGATTGATACCAGATAGGTCTACCGTCTCGTTGACTACAAACTCTTTGTTTTCTAACTGTGCTATCCTGTTGTTGAACTCACCCCATGCCATAAAGCCACCACCAATGGCGCCAATGACACCCAGTAGTGCAGCATAAGAAGATAATTTACTGACCATTCCTTGCATTTAATAACTCCATAAGATTTCTGTACGCATCGCTGGTAGTCTTTTTGTACTCTTGCATCTTAATCTGATGTTTTACAACCGGATCTGTACCTGCAATGCTTGGTTGTGCATCATATATTGTTTTATCGTAGCTTGCAAGACTGGCTTGCAAGAAGAAAGCTGGGTCACCGCCAGGTATCTGGCGTGTGTCAAACAAAGCAGTGTTTGTGTTGAAATAACTAGAGATATCAGCTTGCTTGGCTGTCATCTCACGAGACACAACTTCATTGATTACATCGAGCGTCAAACTAACTCTTTGCATTTCATTCTTTATCTTGCCTTGTATCGCCTTCTCTATGGCCGCTACCTTTATATCTAAATCAACTTCCACATCTGCGTTAGGTTGTTCTTTAGTTGGCTCCTGGATTGCTTCTTCTTGTTTGGCAATCTCTGCTGTCGGTGCTGGTTCGTCTGTAACAACTTCTTCGCTGCTGGGTTGCTCTGCAACTTCTTCATTTACAATCTCCTCTTCGATTGGTTCTTCTTTTATTTCTTCCATCGCAGGTTTTTCTTCGATGGGTTCAGGTTCTGTTTCCATCACAACTTCTTCGAAGACTTCTTCTATAAACTCTTCTTGCATCTCCTCTGTAAATTCTTCTGCAAACATTTCCTCCATAACTATTTCTTCCATGTACACCTCCTCCACCGGAGGCAGTTCTTCCATTAGTTCTAGTGGTGGTAGTTCATCAAAAAACTCTACATCTTCAACCATGATAACATCGACTGGAATAAATTCTTCCATGATAGGCTTTTCGTAATAGTCAATCTCAATGTAATCTTCTTCAAAAAAAAATTCTTCAACTGGTATTATTTCATAAATCTCTTCTAACTCTATCTCCTCCTCGAAAGTAGGCATAAAGGTATACTCAACTGTTGGTGGTGGTTCTACAAAAATATCTTCTGGAATCTCGAATGCAAAATCAAACTGCTCTAACTGTTCCTGTAAGTCCTCTAGCTCTTCTTGGCCGGGGCATGTAGGTGGTGTCTTTTCATAACAATATGTAACATTGGTTGATGTAGTAGAACTAAGCGCCGTGTAATCTATTATTGCCGTTGGGTCCGTCACATCCACGCCGGCATGCCCTGAGTTATAGTTTTTATTTCCGATAATATTAAAATCAAATCTGTACGTTGCAGTGCCGTGTGTCATATCAGGATCAGCACCTACAACCAGCTGATTGCCGTAAGGATTAAGTTGATAGTTGTGGTTGGTTGTGTCCTGGAATGTTGTAGACTGTGTTGTTGTATCTACACCATTACTAATAGTTTGTGTCATTGTAACTTCTGACTCAACAGGGTTCCACCATCTTATCTGGGCACCAAAGTTAGACGTAAAACCTTGTCGTAGTTCTTCTATTGTTACATAGTCGTCAGAGTCTAATGTAGTTTCTGCATACTTGCCGTGCTTACCAGTCAACCAGGTTGACTCGTTGATGTCAGAATTATCTGGAAACATAGTTCCATTCCAGCTGCCATCGTCCCAGTCTTGAGATATTAGATTGTTCGTGGTTACAGGATTACCTGTAGTCACAGTTGTGATTACAGTCGTGTCGCCTACATTGGGTGTGTCTTCAAGTATGACTTCTGTACTATTCGCTGCCGAGCTTGACAGGATTGCCGCTGCCATCAACGATATAAGCTTCCTTCTCATCTAGTCCCTCCAGGATTTCTGCATCAACTTTTTCCATATAACGTAGTGTCTTTGTATATTCTTCATAGTCTGGTCTTTGTTGATCGTATTTATTCCATTCTTCTAGGGCGGAGTCACCAATCTTACCATTGAATGGACACGGTGTACCCGCATGGGCCATAGCTGAGAAAACTCTGCTGTCTTGACAGAGTATGGATACAGCTGCAACTTTCATGTTAAAGTCAAATAATAATTTAGATAGTTTCATTCTTTCACAATTCATATCACGCTTTGTGATACCTATGCTGCCACCTATCAATGGCTTTTGTATTCCAAGTCCTACACCAACAGTACAAAGATCTTGAGACATAGCAGAGATGCCAGGAGCAGAAGCAGATGGAACTGTTCTAGTGTCCCCCGTGTAGCTATTGTTGTTGTTTGTGGTTGAGTTTGTGGTGGTCGTTGATGAAGAAGAACCTGACTGATAGTTTGTTGTTGCTTCACTGTGATAACCTCCTGTGATGGCTGTGTTAGTTGCTGATGATCCTGTGGTAGATTGAGTGTTAGTTGTTGAGCCTGCACCAGTTACGTCTGCTGATACATTGATGCAAAAAAGTACTACCATCAATAGTGTAGATAAACCTAAAAATAATCTTTGCATGTATCCCCCAATACTTTGTTAGCATTTCCAGCGTCTTCTTGCCTGCCTTATCCTAGAGTTAGGATCGTTACGTGTTTTTGCACTTGATCTTTTTAGTTGACCAAGTGATCGTGCGCAATAAGATTTTCTTCTTTTTGCTGCCTTGCTGCCTTTTTTAACTTTGCCTGTTACGGCTGTTTTTAATTTACTACCAGGATTAGCACGACGATAGGCTTTTACACCTTTCGATGTCATACCCGCGCCACTTTTAGTAGGGCGATAGTTTGCGCCCTTACCAGTAGTGGTCTTAGGTATTTGCCCCCTGGTCACAGCCATTACTTTTTCTTGGCTGTCTTAGCTGAACGTTTTAACGCTTTGTCAGTTACAGTACCTTTGCCTTTACGACTAGTACCTTTCTTTTTGCGTTGGTTCATGTAGTAGTACAAACCTTTTTTAACTGTTCTACCATCTTTAGTTACGTGTGTGTCTTTTTTAGCCATTACTTAACTTTGCCTCCCCTTTTCATAAAGCCCATCTTGTTACGGACGGCTGTAGGTAGTTTCGCTAGTCCCGGATTTTTCTTAGCGTCAACGGGACGTTTCTTTTTTTTCTTCTTTTTCTTCATAGATTTTTTCTTAGCTAGTCCGCCGCCTTTCATGGCTTTTTTCATTACGCCACCGCCGCCTTTTAGCATTTGTTTTTTCTTACCCATCATAATGGTTTCCTCCTATACTTTTTGTATAATTTACGTTTTAAAACGGTCCCTTCATAATAGTCTGAGGGCCAGTGCTGATAATAGCCAGTCTTTTGTAAATTGTCACTAGCTTTTTCTAGTTCATCATACTTTTGTATCAAAATCATAATGAATGTATTCTCAGAGTCCCAGCCATCCTCTGGTTCTAGAAAGTTTACGGGTTCATCAAAGTCTTCATCGTAAGGATGTGAACCCATCAAATAGATATCTTGCGGTACAAAAACTATATTGTATGCATGCACTATGGCATCCATCTCTTCCACTTCGTATTGTATATCATCGCATCCAACTATTGCTATTTGTATGTCTGGTTGTTTTACTAGGTTTATGCCCTCTATTATTGTATCCAAAAACTTATCGTGATCATGGCATTCTAAAATTCTGTATGTTTTTTTGAGTCTAGCTATACGGGCGTACGGGCACACTGGCACGTCTCCTAAGTGTTTGTTCTTTGGCTCTAAGTATTTTTCAGTCCAAGTTAGAATATCGTCAGTTATCGATGTCATTTAAATGTTTTTTAAGCATGTCCAACAGCCACGGGTTGTCCCTGTATACTCCCATCATAAAATTAGATATTTGATTTACAGTCAACTCTTCCGCATCTTCTTCTTTCAACGGACCATTTGCTTGGTTAAGTCCCGCTATGTAGATCACCGCATGTAGAATTTCATGCCATGTCGTATTGCAGCGCTCTTGTGGGACCAGTGAGTCCTGTATGTAAATGACTCCTTCTCTAGCCCTGTACTCACCGTAACTTTCCATCATGTCGTCCATGATAAAGTCAGGTCTGACATATTTTATCTTGATTGTTCTATACCCAACTTTGACTTTGGTAGGCCTGCCTTTGGCTGGCACTATCATCGTATCTGTTATTTTATTTTTCTTTTTAGCCATTAGTGGAATCTATCTCAGATCTTTTGTAAATAAAAAACATTTTTTGTGCGCGCGACCAAGTGTCAAAAACTGCCAAAAATTGATTGACTCTACCGGCATTTACCACCATTTACCAGGGGGGTGGTAGAGTGTTTCGTTAATAATATCAATAACATGACTACCTTTTTACCGTTTTACCAGTTGTTTTCAGAAATTTTTGTAAAAAGTTTTTTAGTTTGACTAAAATTCCACTATATGTCGGTAGTTTCGACATTCCTACCTTCACAGAAAAAAGACCAAGTTGTAAGAGGTTTGCCATCCAACTCCGCGTGTACATCATATAAACCCTCAACCAGTTCTGCTTTATTCCAGAAAACATAGTCCAGGCATGCTCCTTTACCCTCAAACTGTTTAGTATTCCATTCACTATACTTTGGCTCCGTCGTCGCTTCGAACCACAACATCGCTGTTATTATCCATACTGTAGAATTCATTTAGTCTCCCCAAAAATTGATGTTTTGCCTGTTTAAACTCTTCTCCTTCTATCATAAATTGTTGGTAATAGCCATCTTTACTGCACATCATGATTACACCTTGCTCTATATTGGTACCATATACCACATCATGAGCCATACCGTAGGCACCCATTTGCATAAAATAATCCCCGATCCATTCTCTCTGTTTAGGTTTGTTCGTTTGTTTAAAGTCAATAATACTGACCTTATCTTTGTACTTTGCAACCAGATCACAGCTACCAGCATACAAATCAGGATAATATAGGACAGCCTCTGTGCCATAAATCTCTGAACAGTCATTCAATCCCCGTTCCACGATTATTTCTGCCATAGTCGTAGCTTCTACGCCTAGTGGTGTAAGATCAAGGGATCTCTGACCTAGGATTAAATCTTCCAGGTACTTGTGCATCGCTGTGCCCCGTATCGCTGCGTCTCTAGTGATTTTTTGAGCTTCGCGCGACCCGACTCTTTCGCGCCAGCGTGCTAGACTCTCTTGTTTCTCTTTCGGCTGTGTTTGTCCAAGGATTGTCGTGACTGACGGCAACGGCTTGGACTCTCCGTCCACGGTGTAATGGCGCAGGCCTGCAATGCTTGCCCTAGTAGATT